TAACAAAGCATTACATGGAGATTTTGTTCATGTATGGTGCGATGGCACTAACTGGTATGTTAACGGGCAGTGTAAAGTTCAAGACGCAATTACAACAACCCAAGCGGATTAGTAATAAAGTCTACGGTATTAACTGATACCAACCGGAGGAGTTTTAGGATTCCTCCACCTAATTTAAAAAGGAGATAAATATGTACGGAATGAAAAGAAATAAAAAAACAGATGGTGGCAAGATGAAAAAAGATGGTAATGCTTCAGCTAGAAGAGAAACAATGATGGATGGTGGTATGCAAAAAGCTGCAAGAACAAAAGCTAATATGGGCAGAATGATGTATAAAAATGGTGGTCAACCTGAATATAAATCTGGTGATATGCCAAAAGCTAAACCTTGCTAATATGAAAGGCGTAAAACACTATAAAAAAGATGGTACCGAACATAAAGGCAGTTCTCATAAAATGGCTGACGGTACTTTACATACAAATAAAGCACACACTAAAACTAGTGTAAAGTTATTTCATTTAAAAGATTTAAGTAAAAAATCAAAGATAAAAGCTACAGGTAAAAAATAATGGCTACGACATATTTAGATTTAACAAACGAAGTACTAAGAGAACTTAACGAAGTTGTTTTAACTTCTGGAAACTTTACAAGTGCTGTAGGCTTACAACAGTTTGTAAAAGATTCAATTAATAAATCTATATTTGATATAGCTAATGACGAACCCCAACTACCATTCCTCTCAGCAGGAACTAGTGGAAGCCCAGACCCTTTTTATGGGAATGTAACTGTTGCATCGGTAGCAGGAACTAGATGGTACACATTAAAATCTGGTAGCTCTAGTATTGCTACAGATTTTTCATCAATAGACTGGGATGATTTTTATCTAACAACAATAAATGTAAGTGGTGAAACAGCCCCTTTTGTTTCCAAAGGTTTAAGATTTTTATCTTTAGACGATTGGAAAAGATATTACAGAGATAGTCAAAATGCAGATGATGCATTAGGTTCAGACGCTGGACACGGTGAACCTACTCATGTTATAAAAAGCCCAGACCATAGAAAGTTTGGATTAAGTCCTATACCCGACAAGGTTTATAATGTGCACTTCTATGCTTTCACCAAACCAACAAGCTTGGTAGCTCATGATGATAGCATAGTATTGCCTGAACAATATAGTAATGTAATAACTTCAAAAGCAAGATATTATGTACACCAGTTTAAAGAAAATATTCAACAAGCAGCTTTTGCACTTGATGAGTATAAAAAGAATATGAAGACTATGAAGTCTAATTTAATTAATGCTACTCCTCGTAACATGACAGATGATAGGACTTATTTCTAAATGTCATCAGCACAGCCATTTTCAGTAGCTTTAGTTGGCGGACTTGTTAAGTCTACTAACTCTTCAGCACTACTAAAGACACCCGGAGTTGCTACTAAGTTAAGAAACTTTGAAGTATCTGATGAAGGTACTTATAGAAGAATAAATGGATTTAGTTTGTTTGGAGATACACTACCTAACACTTCTAATGATATAGAAGGTTTAGTAGTTTATGCAGACGGTTTAATAGCTGTAGCAGGTAACGATGTATTTTTTAGTCAAGATGCAGAGAGTGCTTGGTTACAATTAAATAAAGCAAGTGTTGCATCAGGTGGAGATAACTTTTCTACATTTAGTGGTAGAGGAGAACTATCTTTAACAGGTGTAGACCAATGTGAGTTTGCTATCTTTGAAGGTGCGTCTGATTTTGGTGAAGTAGTTATAACAGATAAGAGTGGTAATAATAAACCTTTTCTATTTAAAATGACTGGAACAAGTGCAGATGTAACTGCTAGAACTTTCTTTGCAAGTCAGATAACTATTAGTGGTTCTACTAAAGCTAAGTTCTGTACAATACATGACCAGCATTTAGTAGTAGCTGGAGACCCTACCACACCCAATACAATTTATTATAGTGGTACTAATGACATAGATAGCTTTAGTAGCTCAGGTTCAGGTAGTATTACTTTAGAAGATAAAGTAGTAGGATTAAAAAGTTTCCGTAATGAACTATTTATATTTTGTCGTAACTCAATATTTAAACTACAAAACATAAACAACTCTAGCACTATTGCAGTTGTACCTGTTACTAAAAACGTAGGTTGCTTAGATGGTCAAACAATCCAAGAGATTGCTGGTGACCTTGTATTCTTAGCACCCGATGGATTCAGAACAGTTGCTGGTACATCTAGAATTGGTGATGTTGAGTTAGGCACAATTAGTCAAGCTATACAGCCTATAATAAATGAGATTGCTAGAGCTTCTGATTCATTACAATTTAGTAGTGTTGTACTCAGAAATAAATCACAATACAGAATGTTTTATAGTACTACCTCAAGTAGTCAGTTTACTGGTAAAGGTATTATAGGAACATTAAGAGCTAACGGATTTGAATGGTCTGAAACATTAGGAATACAAGCACCTGCTATTACATCAGGATTTAATAGTGCAGGAGTAGAAAAAGTATTTCACGGTGATAGAGACGGTAAAATTTATAATCATAACACAGGTAACAGTTTTAATGGCACAAGCATTGCAGCAGAATATCAATCACCTGACTATGATTACGGAGACTTAGGAACTAGAAAAACTTTAGACTACGTTAAACTTGCTTTTACTCCGGAAGGAGATTGTCAACCATCGCTTAGAGTTAGATATGATTATGATAGTTTAGACAGCCCACAACCTGCTGACATAGTTTTAGGCTCAATACCAAAACCTGCTATTTTTGGAACAGCACTTTTTGCAACTAGTAAATTTGGAGCAACAGAACAGCCTTTAGTCCAACAGAATTTAACAGGTAGTGGACACAGTAATTTTTTTAAAGTCTTTAGTGATGATACTAAAGCACCATATTCAATTAACGGACTATATGTAAATTATAGACCATCAGGAAGAAACTAGGAGATATTTATAAATGGCTACTTATGTAAGACAGAGTTCATTCAGTGACGGAGATACAATCACATCGGCATTATTCAATAATGAATTTAACCAATTAGTTAACGCATTTAATGCAAGTTCAGGACATACCCATGACGGCTCTATAGCTGGTGATGGTGGACCAATTTCTAATTTGTTTAGTAACTCTTTAGTATTCGGCACAAACGCAAACATAGATGTTGCTATAACATTTAACGCCACAACAAACGATGGTGTTCTAACTTGGAAAGAAGACGAAGATTACTTTGAATTCTCAGATGACTTGTTAATTGCTACAACAGAAAAAATACAGTTCAGAGATACAGGATTATATATTAACTCTAGTGCTGACGGACAGTTAGACATAGTAGCTGATACAGAAATACAAATAGCTGCAACTACAATAGACATAAATGGTAACGCAGATATCTCTGGTAACTTAGGCATAGGTGGAAACTTAACAGTTACAGGTACAACTACCTTTAACGGTGGTACACTTACTTTAGGTGACTCAGCAGCTGACAATGTTGTCTTTGGTGCTGACGTAGACTCTAACATTATACCAGACGATGACGGTACATATGACCTTGGTAGTTCTTCACAAGAGTGGAGAGACTTATACATAGACGGCACTGCACACATTGATACGCTAGACGTAGATGTAAACGCTACTATCGCAGGAACTCTAGGTGTTACAGGCGTACTAACAGGTACAAGCTTAGACATCTCTGGAGACATTGATGTTGATGGTACAACTAACTTAGATGTTGTTGATATAGATGGAGCTGTTGATATGGCTACAACTCTTGCAGTTGCAGGTAACGTAGATTTTAATGGTGATTTAGATGTTGACGGTACTACTAACTTAGATGTCGTAGATATTGACGGTGCTGTAAACATGGCAACAACTTTATTAGTTACAGGTAATGTAGACTTCAACGGTGATTTAGATGTTGACGGTACTACTAACCTTGATGTCGTAGACATTGATGGTGCGGTTAATATGGCAACTACTGCTTTAGTCACTGGAGTTTTAACAACTACAGCAGCTACAGTATTTAATGGTGGCTTTACTGCTAACGATGGTTCTATAATTACCACTGCTGACAACACCGACACCCTTACTTTAATCTCAACAGACGCTGATGGTGCAAGTGGTCCTATTCTTAAATTGTTTAGAAATAGTGCTTCAGCCGCTGACGGGGATAACTTAGGTTTTATTAAATTTTTTGGTAAAGAAGAATCTGATGGAGACGAAGCAGGTTATGTACAAATACAAGGAAAAATTGTTGATAGTGCTGCTGGTTCACCTGATGGTGCATTAAATGTAGAAATTGTTGTTAAT